AAAGAAGTGTCATCTCGTCCGCCAATCTTTGCTTTGTATGGAGCAGGGATTTCAAGTTCAAGCTTGATGGTTTGGGGTTTGAGGCGGAATTTATACAAACCATTCACAACCTCTTGTACACCGAAATAAACAATAGGTATCCACTCTTCATTTTCTTCTGAAAACCCTTCAACCTCTTTCCCATCAGCCAAAGCTCGCAACGCATCCGCACCGCTAATCAAGGCTAGGTCTTTTTTATCAACCAACTTCAAGATATCTGGTGAACACCAACGGTTGTCACCATTTACATCAATATGAATTTCATCGTAGAGCTGCAATTCGATTACTTTTGCGATAGTGCCTTTTTTGAAAATTATTTCTGCGCCACTTCTGGTGTAAAAATCTTCAAGAAGCTCAACTTCGTCACCGATTTTGTAGTTATCCATGAGAGGGCTCCTTGTCATTGCCACCATTGAAGCCCTTTAGAGATTCAATTAAGTGTGCCTTTAAGCCTTCGAGTTCCTTTTCAAAATCTTCTGAACTAATGGTTGTACCAAGCATATAAAGGGCATGGTTTGCTACATTAAGAAGGTAGTCATTTGCGAATGACTCATGAGCAACCGCAAGGTGACCAGCAGAATGCGCAATTTGCAAACGGCTTTCTTCTACCGCTTTATCAATAACTTCTCTGAAATTATTCATCAGTTAGCTCCTTCCACTTGCACTCGCACATACATATTCTGCTTTGCTTTGAGTTCGTTGACGTGTTGCTCGTCGGCACATGAACGAAGGAAAGGGACTACGATAAAAACACCGATGACCATAGATAGCACTGAGCCACCTAGGAAGCCCTTGAAGCTGTCTATTGCAGCTTGGCTAAGCTTGTACTTTTCAATTCTTTGATTCATACTTATCTCCGCATTTGATGCAAACCGCCTAGACTTCGATCCCTATGGCGGTTTTTGTTTGTCGATGAGATAATATTAACTATGGTTAATTTTTTAGTCAAGAGAAAAGTTAACAATGGTTAATCTTTTTATTAACTATAATTCATGTTTTAATAGACAAAAGAAAACCCACACGGGTGGGTTATTTGGTTCTACATAAGACTTACTTTGATGCTTCCTTTATTTTTTTTCTTATTCTTTCTTGCTCTGTGATCTTATTTGCTCTTGCTTGTATAGTACGCTTAAATTCCGAGAACTCAATGTAATCATTAAATGCACCCCACAAAGATAAGAGTAAGGTAGAAATTAAAGCGACCAATAAAGAAAGTGCTAAATTTGTATTAAAACCAGTCCATATCAAAACACCTAAAGCTGAGACAAAAATAAAATAAAAAAGAATAGAATTCCTTATCATTTTACTCCTTAACGTAATAGAAGAACTTATTCTATCGGACTCGCTGTTAGAGAGTTCCTTCAATTCACCACAAGCATTCAGTGAGTGAAGTGAATGGATTAATACCCCAAGTGCAAAAAAAGAAAGCCCCAGCCACCAAGGGTTTATTTGTGGTGCAACATAATTCAGTTTATGCATAACAAAATAACTTAATGAGGTTATAGCCATCACACTAAGAGATATAGTATGAAAACTATTAATAAATCTAATAGATTTTACATTCATGTTAACCTCAATTTTTTAAGTAGTAGGGCTAATATTCCCCATCAACCATGTGTGCATTTGTGACCAAAGATTACTTTCATTTATCACACCATTGATTGTGTCAAGCGTCAACTCTTTAGATATACGCAACTCACCAGCCTTAATTGTACCACCATTTTTAAGTACAATTTGGTAATCATCGTCTGGCATGTTCCTTAAAGCATTTGCAACAGTGTCGATAACTTTCTGTCCGCTTTCTGTTGTTTTATTATTGTATGTCATGAGACATACATTTTTAGATTAGCAGAATCAAGATTGTCTTTTAGTTTTAGCCCCTTAAGTTTATCAGCCCCAATTAGGGTTTTTATTATATCCATACCATTGCCTATAACGTTAAATGAGGCAGATTTAGCTTCAGTTAGAACTGCTCCAGAAGATTCATCTTGTGAAACAGGAATGCTATCAAGATTGGCTCCAATACGAAGGCTTTTAGCTGGATTTTTTTTCAGGATCTTCTGAGATTCTTCATTTACTTTATCGCTAAGACTTAAGAATTCTGTTGCGTCAAATAACCCTGCATTAGACAGAAGCCATTTCAAGTAATCTTCTAAATGGTTTGCTTTTAAAGCAGGAGATTGCATTAGGACTAAGTGGTTTTCAAAGACACCAAAATACAATATTGAATTAATAAATTGATTTTTAAGGTCTTCAGTTTTAGTTCCACTAGTTTTCCCTTGAATCTTAGCCATATCGAATGGTTCTATTGAGTACTCTTGAGTCGTCTCATCAAGGGTTAGAAAAGTTTTGGTAACATCATATTCAACAAAAACTAATTGCCCAAAAAGCATCCCATTATAGGTAGTATGATGGTTTAGCAGAATGAAATCTTTAGATGAGCTGTTAATAAGTTGATGTCTATCTTTAGCTAAATAAACTAGGGAGCCCTCTTGCAATGCTAGTTGCAAAAGCTCTTGTAGATTGTTTTTTGCGGATGGCATAACTACTGATTTGTAGTACACCTTTCTCCTTCTTGTAAGCTTTTTAGTCATCTTTACCCCCTCCCGATCTGTTGTAAAGACTGTGTCGGGTTCACAGTTTATTAATCTTTGGTGTTATTAATTTTCTGACCTAGCTTTCCTTCTTTTACCAACTGCACGACCTGCTCATTAGTAAGCACAGGAATAAAGACTTTGTCGCCAATATCTTTAGAAAGAATCTTTACTTCTTCGGCTGTTAGCACCAAAGCTTCACCATGTTTCGCAGCATCATTGATGCGAGCAATAATCTGGTTGATTGGTAGTTTAGAGTTGTCCATAAGTCTTCCTGTGATTAATGCGAATAAGGATGTTCTTGTCTGTGCTGACTTGGCGGCACGATATCTGTAATAGCGGTAATACTTTCAACCTCGTCCATTTCAAAGAAAAATCGCTCACCACCATTCACAGAAAGCAAACTTAAAACCCCACCATTGATGCCGACAAATTCTTTAATTGTGCATCTTCCATCCTTCAAGCACACCTGAACAAACTCATTCGGCACAAGCTCTGCATCTGGATCGCAAACTACATACCAACCGTTCCGAATTGCTGGAAACATTGAGTCGCCAGTGCCTTTAATGCCATAGGCTCTTGGACCCGCTGTATGAGTTGGAACATATCCATCACCTGCGTTCCCATCATATCCCATATCTGTGAAATACCCATCCATACCCATTTTTGAATAGGCTTTAACAGGAACGTATCTTTTTTGAATAGGGAATGGCTTATCTGATGTTTGAACAAACTTAACAGCATCTTCACTATCTGGAATATTGTACTTCTGCTTAAAGGCTTCAATATCAAGAACATTTAATTGAGGTAAATTGTTACTCGATTCTTGTTCAACCAGTCCACCATAAAGCAACCAATCGTCACTCACACCTAAAAATTTCGCAATGACTTTCAAGTTTTCCGCTGTAGGGACGCTAGTGCCATCTAGCCATTTCTTTACAGCAACAGGAGATTTTTTTGTTGCTCTTGCTAAATCAGCGGCTCTTAATTTTTTTTCTTCAAGTTTTTGCCTAATTCGAGAGTGTAAAGACATAACAAATATTCCAAAAACATTAACTAATGTTAATACGATCTATTGAAACTATGGTTAACAAGTGGTAAATTGGATTTATTAACTATAGTTAACTAGGTGTAACCATGAAAATTAGTGATCTCATGACATACCACGACTGCAAAAATCGAAAAGAGTTGTCTGAAAAAACTGGATATTCAACTGTGACCCTTTGGAAGTGGGAAAACAACGGTATACCAGCCAGAACTCAAGCAGTCCTGCAAGTCAAAACCAAAGGCAAACTTAAAGCCGATTTACAAGCATTAACCGCTTAGGAACTAAACCATGAGCAAAGTATCAACCGAATTGCCTGCAAGCGCTAGCAATAACGAATCGCTCATATTGCAAGCACTGAATGCAAGCAACCAAAGACACGTGGCAGAAATGATAAATGTGGATGCAAGCATCCTTTCACGGATGAAAACTGAAAAGAAATCAAATGGATGGACTGAGATTGAGTTTATTAGCTTTTTGTTGACAGCCGTTGGTTTGAAGGTTGTACCAGAAAGTGATGTGTATTGCTCTCCTCAAATTGCTGAAGCAACACGTGTGATGTTGGCACAAGCATTTACTTCACCAGAGTACATGCGGATTTTATTCAAATAAAAAAGCCTGATTTCGTCGATCAGGCTCCGATATTCATTACAGGAGCAATGAATGAAAACAAATTTAGCACAAGAGCCACCAATTCCACAAGGTGAGTTGGTTCACTTTCCGAAGAAAGAGCGTAATGCTATGTCGGATCAACTTTCAAAAGGCTTCATCATGAAAAGCCGTCTTTACCATTATGAGGTAGAGCCGTTCATTTCTGATGCAGCTAAGAACGTATATTCAGCGATTATGGGGTTTACTAACGGATTTAATAAACCTTCTGACCATATCTCACATCGTCAATTACAGGGTGGAAAGCTTAAAGGATCTAACAAGCTTAGCTCTGGCACAGTAACCAATGGTCTAAAAGAATTAACTTGGTTTGAGGTTATTACAGTTGTTGAACGTAATAACAAATTAGGCAACAAATACCAGATTAATGAAGTGTCTTTAGTAGAGGCTTTTGAGAAATTTAGTGCTTCAGAAATTAAAGCACTCCGCATCAATAACCGATGCGCTTCGATTAGTGAAGCGCTTCAGTTAGTGGTGCAGTCCGCTTCAGTTAGTGGTGCGGAAGGTGCTTCGACTAGTGGTGCATCAATAGAGTTTCTTTTTATAGATTCTTTTAGAAATATATTTATTAACTCGCTTCGCTCAAACAAACCACTTGAAGCTAGTTTTTATGTTTATCAAGAAACTCAAAAACAGATCATTCTTGAACAACAAAAATTGGAAGCTGAGGCAAAAGCTAAAGCTGAAAAAGAACGCAAAGACAAAGTACGCAAGTTAAGTTTTGATGAAGTTATCAAACTTACTAAAAACACTTTTGCAAACCTTTGTGATCTTGAACTTTGGGAACAGTATGTAGCAAACCGTTCTCAACAAGCTAAAACCAAATTAACTAAGAATGCTCTTAACGCAATCTACAAAGACTTCATTGAGTGGGGTTATGAAGGTTCTAACCAATCTTTAAAAACATCAATCACTGGTAACTATCAAGGTTTATTCGCTCCAAAACAACAGAATCATGGTTTTGTTAATCAAAGCCAAGCTTCAACTCGCATGTCTGAAATTCAAGAGCTAATCGCAAAAGAGGAGGCAGGCAATGAACAGTATGGTTTCTAACAATCAAAATGCAGTAGCACATATCAATTCAGCAAAAGTTGTTGAAGTCTTCAAAGCGATTGCACCTCGCTCATTTGAGAAAACTTTTGAAGGAATTGCAACAAAGCAAATCATTCATGCAATGAAGATCTGTATTGATGGCCTTACTCATGAGCAAGTGTATAAAGGCTTATCAATGGTCCGTGATAACGGCTACTGTCCAGATCCTGCAATGTTTCGCAAATGGTGCTTAGGGATTGAAGGCTTTGGTTCTGAGCAACAGAGAGCAATTGATTCATACAGGGGTAAGAACGCAGCACTAGCAAACATTCTTAGATGGCGTGCAGATCAATCAGCACCAATCACAAACGCTGAAAAAGAAGCATATGACCGTTGTTATGAGATGTTCAATGCAATTGAGTGGGCTTACAACTCTGATAAAGCTGCATATTTAGCATATGACGCATTTAAAGAAAATTATGTGGAAGTGGTTAAAGAACTAGTCGCAAAAGGAGAACAGCAAGGCATCTGGACAGCACCAAAAGCAATTAGCTCCAAAGTTAAACGAATGGTTAGTTATGCCCAAGATTACCTAAACAGCAAAGATGGCGTGCATGCATATTTTGCAAGTGCAGCAGGAATCGCTAAAGAACAATTCTTCTCGATTACTAGAGCAGAAGTCAAAGAGCATCAGGATAGAAACAATATTTTTGCATATGACAAAGCTTTGTACGAGTTGATATCTCAGAAGCTTAATTCTCTTGTCTGGGAAGAAGAAGAGAGAGGTGCAGCGTGAAACATCCTCTAGATAATCAAACAGTCGATTGGTGTGATGAGGAATTTAAAAGCCATATCGCAATTTTCGAACGCTTTGCAAAGGTGATTCAAGTTGTAAGAACTACTCCAGTAGCAACTACACGAGAAGTGCAAAAACATGCATTGCCAGATTTAAGCCGTAGATCGGTGCAGCGATACATCAAAGAACTAATTGACGCGGGTTATCTCAAACGTCACGAGAAGAAAGATCCAATGGGAACCCGGTTGTATCCAACAGAAAAAGTTAATGAATTATTGGGTGGTGCAGCATGATCGAATCAATGACTCCAAGTATGTACATCAAGCAAGACTTTAGCGCAGAGATTGCTGCATGGGTTGCTCAAGGTAATCAAATTACTGTCCTAGGTCGTGGTGAGAGCACGCATAACAAAGCATTCAACAATGCGACTAAGAAGACACCTCAAGACGCTATGCGTCGAGTAATGGCTAATTCAGTGGCTCAGACACGTAATGCTAAAGACCCGTACTTTCAAGTGCGTTTGAAAGCAAAACAAGAAGGACAACTCTATTTTGATGGGAAGGCATGTATTAAGTGCAAATCGACTAAGCGCTACGTTTCATCTAACAAGTGTCTCCACTGTGTCAATGAGTCTAA